CACCTTTTCTGAGCTTGATGGACTTGCTTTCGTTGAACCTGTGAATAAACCTAGAATTTTTCTTAACATTTTCATTTTCCTTAAACAAAGAATTATAACTTCCTATATTTAGCGGTGTGTGGTTTTCTAACCACATATTTGCCGTTTCAGTATAGGACTCGCCTGCAAAGAAGTTATCAATCTTTTGATATGTTGATGTGATATCTTCCTGTATTGATTCTAAACCAGCACTATTATCAAAATTTACAAACCTTTCAAAATTCTGACGATATGCTTCTTTAGATGATTGTGCCAGTTCCCACTTCTCTTGCCTGACCGACTCAGATACCATCTTGGTCAATCGTTCATTTCTTTGCTTACTAGCTTCATTAGTTGTGTCAACAAAAACAATCATTGATTCATATCCAAGTTCTTCCAACTCTTCCTTGATTGTAATCATTCTGTAATGGTCATCAGCAGGACCATTGATTATTAAAGGAAGGCGAGAACGAATGGCTTCTCTACGATAATCTTTTGTTGTTTCAGACAACTTCTGTTTATCCATGAGATAATCAAAAGCTTGAACTGAATTGATTTCAACAGCACCTTGGTGTGGAATGGACTCACGGATGACAACATCCTTGCCTGAACCTGGACCACCAGTAACGAATACTGCTTTGAACAAACCATGATAGGATGATTCATGTAGACCCATACCAGAACGAGTATCATGCATCAACTCTTTTGTATGACTATCCGATACATGAGCTGGAACACCTTGTCTAAAAGACTTAACATCTTTGTGCTTGGCATGTTCACGCATCTTGGTGCCAGACATACCAGTTGTGCCTTCAGCATCTGGATCACGACTACCAGCAGAATGAACTGTAGTCTTTTTGAAATTATATAGAGCACCAGTATGTGTACCATTAAACTTGTGTAACTTATCTTTCATTTCTTTTACACGGTCAGAACCAACTACCATATGAAGATGTGTGACACCTTTTTTGTATAGTTTGGCTGCATGGTGTAGAAACGAAGGGTGTTCTTTATTTGATGCTTCAAAATTGGTGCCTGGAGAATAACGCTTCAGGTGTTTAATTTTTTGAGCAGCTGATAAAGGATTTTTATTCTTATCTTGTGAATGTGACGTTACAACAGTATGACCAGCATTATGTTTTGCAGCAACTTCTTTGACCTTATCAATTAATTTCAAATGGCCAGTTGTAGGAGGATTCATACGACCAAAGGTCATAACGTGGTGAACATCACCACTTTTATCTTCCTGTAATAAATCTAAAAAGGATTTCATTTACGGACTTTTAACAAATTCTGTTTAGCGAATTCTGGACGGTTAACTAATTTTGTAGGTTCATTATCATGGTGTACAACGAAACCTTCTGGTTTAGATTTCTTACCAGCAATATGGTGTTGGTAATTACCTTCATGTGTTTCTAATGAACTTACCAAATGATTTTTGGCTTGTTGAAGGTGGTGATGCATAGTCAACAAATTACCATAATGTTGTTTGTTCTTTTCAACGTGTGCAATTTGTTTGGCACCTTCGCCTGTTTTTTCAGCTTTGGCTTTTTCAGTTTTAACTTTAGAAGCAGCCTTTTCATGTACATCTTTTAAATGTTCTTTGAAGCCTTTGACAGAAGGAACTTCATCATGCCTAACCGTTTTATTAATGTATGTTGCTAAATGGCCGTGTTCACCTGAATGTGCTGAATGAACGGCATCATACATTTTGTGACCGTGGGTATCATGGATTTCTTTGGCCGCTGTCATGTGTTTCTGAAAACCATGTTCATTTGTGGATGAATGCGTTACTTTACTTGTGTCGTGTTCTGCGCCATGATAATGAACATCTGGATGTTGTTTAAAATTTTCATGGTCAACATGAGGAGAAGCATGTTTCATGTCAGCACTATACTTACTGTGCACAACTACACCAACTTTTGATTTGTTAATCTTTTTTGCTTCATCACCGTGAGCTGTATAAGTGATTGTATTCGGTGTGAAAGAAACTTTACTATTCTTGGCTTCAAGAATCACACCTTCATGTAACGATTTTGTGTCAGCATGGTGCATCAAATCACCTTGGTATACACCAGTCTTAGGTGTTACTTTTGGTAGATGTTTGAGTGCATGTTTAAGTGTTGTTACAAGACCAGGTGCATGGCCGTGGTTTCTTTCAATATCTTTTTCTGTATGATTAATCTTTGGATTCTTATTGAAGGCTGACTTGGTGGCCACAAAAAACTTACCGTTTTTAGGGTGATGACCGAATACGATAGATGGTGAGCCATCATATTTCATTGTCAGATTACTATTCTTGGCACCAGCCGTCATGTGAGCATGTGCTTTCATTAAAGCTGCATGAGCATGTTCAAAACCAGCATGACCGTGCATCAATGGACGGTCTTCCGCATGGTGTATGTGTTTGAGTTCACCACCTTCAGATTCTTCTTTTAGAAATGTTTTAAAATTTAACATATGTTACTTTCTATATTAATCGTGTTTCATATGTTCAGATTTATCTGTATAATGAACATCTTTGTGGTCTTCACTAGGTAGTACAATTGATCCACGTGGAGAATGATTTGCTGGACGGCCACCAGCATGGACAGATACTCTAGCAACTGCCATCTTTTTACCTGTTTTCTTATGTATACCATGAACGGTAACTGATGAAGCTGTACTATGTGGGTCAACATGTAAACCATGGAAATGGTCTAAGTATTCATGTACATGACCATGTAAATCATATGTATGGTGAGAAACATGTTCACCAGTTTTCTTATGTGTAATCTGCCTAGAAACAATATGTTTCAGGTGTGTTTTTGGTGCTACTGCATCAGAAACGGCTTTATGTAATTCTTCATGTGATTTGTGTGAAAGGCCTTGTCTCAAATCATGAGCAACACTAGTATTCATTTTTTCGGATGAATGTTTAACTTCTGCTGCTTTTGATTGGTCGTGTTTATTTGTTGAATCTCTCAATGCTTTATATTTTTCGTGTGAAGCACCTTTACCCTCAGGAAGATTAGATTCAACTGTTTTCTTATGTTCTGCAACATGTTTATTCAAATCTTTTCCAGCCATCTTACTTAAAGATTTTACACCTGGATTTGAATAATTGACATTACCGGAACCTGTTTTAACCGAAATGGCAATCTTATTTTCACTTCTAGTTTTCTCTGCAGCTTCAACTAGTCTTTTATGTGCTTTACTTGTTGTTACTATTAAGTCGGCACTATTGTTTTCATCGTGGTGACCAGTTTCACTATGGTGGTCACTTGGTTGTGAAGTCCACACAGTTCTTTTAATTTCACCATGACCAAACTTTTTCAGATGTGCTTTGATGTGTTCTGCAGCAGATTTTGCTGATTTTTGTGATTTTTTATAAGAATCGGTCTTCTTATAATCTTCACCGTGCGTCTTGCCAGATAGTGTGTGGTGAATTTCTCCAGGTGTCTTGCCTTCAACACGATAACTGTGCATATGAGCGCCGCCGTTCAGGTGTTGACCTATTTCCAACTCTCTTAGTTTACCTTTAGAATCAGCTGCAGCACCGGCGCCGCCAGCTTCCATGAGTAACTCTTCCGAGAGATACTGTTCCTTTAAATAACTTAAAAATGATTTCATACTTACACCTTTAGAAATGCAACACACTTTGGTTGCCTGTTGGTTATTTATAACGGATTATACCACACACCAGCCATGTTGGCAAATGTTCGATCCGATATATAGTTGTCAGTAATGTTCGATTTTACCACCAGAGAGCCAGCCCCAGCAGTATATTCTGTCTAATTCGACCAGATATTTCTTTGGTATATTTGCGTAATGAGCATGTTCAAAGTCCATACGGTTGTATAATGACATATTCTGTTGTAATACTGTCAGATATGTGTCAATCAAAGATGGACAGAAGGAGTACATCCTGGTGATGAGGAGATGGTCTGCCTCAGGTTGCACGGGGTTCATCCAAGTCGGTATTCTTGTTTTGAATACAAACTTACCAAAATGGTCATGGTCATCTACATTAAAACCATCTTCCAGTATTGACCGACCAGACACCTTGAATATTCTTTTGACCTGTTTCAGTCTAGGTTCATTCTTAAAATGAACTAAGGTATTGAACAATAATGCTGTTTCCGCAGCACTTTGCATACGATTTTCTGATAATTGTTTCGTTGTTGGTTCTTGGCTTAGGTCGTAATAGAAGTCACAGGAGTTTGATATGATATCTTTTTCCATCTGTGGAACTGGATGTACAGATACATCTGTGAATAGTATCATACTATCTGGAACCATCTTTTTAATGGTTTTGATTGTTTCTACAGTTTGACTAAACCTCTGTTCTGGTGTCCAAACTCCAGATAAAGGTCTAAGTGCTGATGTGACCAGAAATAGATTTTTATCTGGTATCATAGGAAGTCCGATAGGTTGTCAGAATCACGCTTGAGGTTAATGGCCTCAGCCCTAGGATATGGGTTGGCATT